TTCTGATAAGGTCGACAAAGACCCGGCCGCACGTAAATACATGGAATCAGTTTACCGCGATCAATTAGACGTAGTTAATGGTGAGCTGGTATCCAAAGACGTGACTAAAAGCGTCAAAGAAATTACCGAAGCAATCGTTCAGGACGATGCTTACTCAAAATACATCGTTTCTGATGTAGGTAGCGGAGCTGGCGCGGCTGGCTCTAATAGTAATGATGCACCGTCAGGCGGTAGCCATCGAACCGACAAAATGCAAGAAGCAAAAAACAATAAAGACTTAGGTGGCTTTCTTGATGCTGCTCTTGCACCTTCAAATTAAATAAGGAGTAGTCATAATGGCTAACGAAATCACTAGCGGCTTACTGGCTGCTGCTTTAACCGAAGATGTAATCAACGGTGCATTTGATATTGTGCGATCAAACCGAACAGGTATTTTGGCTGTTGTTGGTTTTGGTGGCTCACTTGATGCTACCGAAGGTTACAAAACCAGCTGGCTAGATACGAAAGTTGATGCTATTAGCTCGCCAATGACTGCGGCGGCTGTAGCTGCGGCGACAACCTTGCCTGTAGCTGATGGCTCAAAGTTCCGCGCAGGAATGCTTGTTTCTGCTGCCGGCTCTGACGAGGTTATTGTGGTCACTGCCGTTTCAGGTAATGATTTAACCGTTGTTCGTGGTTTTGGTGGCACTACTGCTGCCGATATTGCAGACACCACTGTAATCACTATTGACTCAGTAGGCCGTGAAGAAAACTCGCTTGCCGAAAACGATGGCATTTACCAGCCGGAAGTAGTTGAAAATTACTTTCAAACTATGGATACAGCCATTGAGATGTCTCGACGTGCATTAGCAACTATGCAGCATGGAAATACCAATGATCTGCGCTTCCAGCTTGATTTGCGTTTGGCTCAACTTGCTACACAAATGGATCGCGCATTGGTTCGTGGTCGTAAAGCGGTTCAGGCTATTGGCGGCAAGGATCATAGCTATACTGGTGGTTTACGCTACTTCTTGGATCAGTCCGGCGCAATCAATACCAATCATGCAGGCGCGGCACTTACCCTTGACGCGATCTCTGACTTGAATGCTGAGATTGTGACTCGTGGCGGTACTGCTGACACGATTGCGGTCGGTGTGGCTAAGGCTCGCGTTCTTAACGGTCTTGTGTCTGCTAACTATTCTAGTCAGCGACTATCTGATTGGTCTAATGATGAAGGCGCGGTAAATCGCTTACCTTCTGACTTGCCTTTGGTTGGTAATGTTACCAACATTGTTATTGACACTAACCTCGATGATAGCGAGCTAATCGTATTTGATTCTTCTAAAGTTAGCGTGAAGTCTATGGCTGCAAACAACGCTATGGCTGGTGGTGAGTGGCGTACAGTTGACGCAACTGCTAACGGTCAGGATGGTCAACGCGTCCGTGTGCTGGGCGACTTCACTATGGAAGTGCGCCAATCCAAGACTCACATGGCTCGATTAAATAACATTGCGTAGAGGTTGTTATGATAAAAGTAACAAAAGAAACCCAGATTAGCGTAGGCGGATCAATCGTTAACTATTCCAAGGGTGAGTATAAAAACTTGCCCAAAGAGGCAATTGATAAGCTAGCTAAAATCGGTGTTATTGAAAGTAAAAAAGCGCCTAAAAAATCAGGCTAAAGACATGGGGCTGAAATGCCCCATTTACTCATTTAGGTGAAAAGGTAATGCTAGTAGTCGAAGATGGTACAGGGTTAGCAAACGCCGACTCATATCAAACGCTTGAGGATGCAAGACTTAACGCTAATGCGCTAGGTCTTAATTTACCAGCGGGTGAAGAGGCTGCTGAGGCTGCTTTACGCAATGGCGCAAGGTACGTAAATCGCTACGAGTCGAGTTTTACCGGCTATCGTACTGTCGATACTCAGGCGCTATCTTTTCCCCGTACTAATTCTATTAGAAGTTTCGGTACTAATTGTATTGATGTTGCGAGTGATGCTATTCCAAACGAGCTAGTCATGGCGCAAATGTTCGCGGCTGTAGAGTACGGCAAAGGAACGGATGTGATGCCTGTCGATGACGGTCTATCTGTGCAGCTAAAAGAAGTTGTGGGTGCTGTTAAGAAGCAATTCTTCGATAACGGCAAGACGGGCAAGGGTATTGTCATTACGCAAGCCTTGGACGCATTAAAGCCACTAATGGGCGCGTCTAGTGGCGGCCTATCATTCCGCACAGTGAGGCGATAGTATGGCTTTAAGTACAAACGACCTACTTTCGCTTATCGTCAATACTATTGTCACGAATGGCAATAATGAGCTATCTGCTGCTGATTTTAGATCAATACAAGAACAGCTAGCGGATTCAGCATTTAATAAAATTGATGATGTGGCGTTAAATAACTTTACTGTAAACAATAATAGTGGTGCATTAACCACGGCTATCGCTGCTGGCTCTAGCGTCAATCTTAACTCGTTATTTTTAGAGGCTGACGAAACGCTTATAGGTGATGCGCCTACGTTTAAAGATTTATCTAATGCAGATCAGGCGACATTCACGGACGAGACAGGCGATAAATTCTTATTTCCGTCAAACTTAAATACATTTAGCAATAGCTATTCAAACTACATCGCTAGGGTGACCATTAAAATAGATCATCCTGCTATTGCAAATAATGAACAAACCTCTATACGCATTCAGATTAGGCGTGAAGCTGATGATTCTGTCGTTTCTTCACTTGAGTGGCACGTAACAGATAGATCAGCTAGAACCGATTATCAATTCACATACAATTTTGATACTTATGTTGGTGATGAGGCCGACCCGTATGCAGTTGACGGAATGTACTTTCATATCGAAAACGATGCTGATTCCGATACGTCAATCACTTTGAAAGAATGCGATATTCGGATATTTAAAATATGAGATTCGCAAAAGAAATGCAGGAAGTAGCAGAAGAGCTTTTGACCGAGTTCGACGAACGCGAGGAAAAAATGATTCTTCGTGTTGCTGGTGAAAGTTATTTTGATGCTAACTTGGCTGAAACGGTTATCGGTGAGGCTCAAGAGTATGAGCTAACAGGTGTTGCTACGACTTATAACGAGGGATTGATTAACGGAACAACAATACAGAATGGCGATATTCAGTTATCGGTATTGTGCGAGGTAGAGCCTAAGCAAGCGGATAAGGTGGTTATTGATGATGCTGAAGCGTCTATCGTGGCGGTAAATCCAGTCGCTTACACAGGAAAAGATAAAACGATCATGTACAAAATACAGGTTCGTCGTTAATGTTTGGCAAAGATGTAGAGTCATTCGCTTTGCAGTTTGAAGAAGCGGCTGAAAAGACGGTACGCGGCACTGCGATAAAGCTATGGAATTCGATTACATTATCAAGTCCAGTAGATCAGGGTAGATTTAGGGCTAACTGGTTCGCTAGTTATGGTGATACATCAAAGGTAACTAATGCCACTGATAAGTCAGGACAGAAAACAATTTCAAGAAATGAGAGCGATGTATTAGGGCAGGCTGACTACAGCCAGTTTACGCTAACAAATAATCTGCCTTATTCTTTGCGTCTAGAGTACGGCTATTCAGATCAAGCGCCTAACGGCATGGTTAGAACAAACGTTAAACGATTTAACCGATTAATCGAGCAAGAAGCAAAGCGAAATATGCCAAAATGATATTTGAAGACTTACAAAAGGTTTTTAACCTTGCACTTTATAATTTTGGTCAAGCAAATAGCATTTTGACGTGTTTTGAAAATGTCGACTGCCCAACAGATACTAGCATCCCGTTTTTGTCAGGCTTTTTGCTGTTATCACCAACCGAGCAAGCAGATTTAGGAGTAACTGAGTTTAGGCAGGGTATCTATCAGGTAGATATAAATTACGCGTCACACTTAGGGAGTGCGCCACTAAACAAAATGGCCGACCTATTAAATCAAACGATTTATGCGGGTAAGCACTTAACGCGCAATGATATATGCGCCGGAGTGGAGTCTGTAGACCTATCACCGCTTATTGTAGATGGTGGATGGGCTAAGAAGTCTCTATCAATCAATTTTAATGCGTACACCGCGAGGATTACATTATGACAACTCCCTTTAGTGGATCAAATACAGAACACTGGTATGTTGTAGAGACAACTGCCGGTGAAACGCCAGCAACACCCGTATGGACCAAGCTACGCAATACTGGTGGCATCCCTGCGTTAACCAAAGACACGCTTATTTCAAATGAGCTTAACGGCTCGCGTGAAATCACAAGTGTCCGCACAGGTGGCAAGCAAGTATCGGGCGAGTTTCCTGTTGAGCTTTCACAATCTAGCCAAGATGAGTTAATTGCAAACGCAATGACATCGCAGTGGGTTGCGGGTGTCACCGGCTCAGCGTTAGATGTTACTGTCGATGAGGCCGCTAAAACATTTACTCGCGCCGCTGGTGACTTTGTTTCTGACGGCGTAGTTGTTGGTGACCTTATTTATTTTGCTGATTTAACTGGAAATAACGCTAAGCCATTTATCGCGACTACGGTTACCTCGACGGTAATTACTGGCGCAGGTATCACGGTGTCGCTTACTGATGAAACGGTTTCTACCGACTACGCAACCGCTGATAAAATTGGCACTGGTTCGCTATGTAAATCAATTTCAATTATGACATGGTTTAAGGGTAAGTGCGGCACAGCTGATAAATACTTAATCACTCGTGGCTTAGAGTTCACTGGCTTTAGTTATGAGATAGCTGTTAATGCTCAGGTTACTGGCTCATTCCCTTTTATTGCCAGAAGCCAAGAAGTTATCGCCTCGCCTCCTGCTGGATCGACATATAACGCCGATAGCACGACTATTCCGTATAGCGGTGTAGACGGTAAGATTTTAGTTGAAAATGCTGTACAGGCTTTATTTACTAGCGCAACGATCACGAATGATAATGCTGCATCTGCTCAGTTTGAGCTAGGCAGCGATAGCACATCATTTATTGAGCGTGGTAATGCGACTAATACAATCAGTGTAAGTGCGTTTATGGCCGACACTGTATTGTTAGAGCGTTTTATTAATGAGACAGAGACGGGCTTTACCTCGATTCTGAGTGGTGTTGATGGCGCTATGTCGTTCAGCTTGCCTAATGCGTTTATTACTGCTGCGACTCCTGAAATAGGCGGCGCTACTTCGATTACTCAAACGGTCGAGGCTACAGGCACTGGCAATAGTAACGAGTCATCTATTATCGTTCAGCGACTAACCTACTAAGCTTTATGGGGGCAGCCTTTGTGCCTTTGTGGAGCCGTCCGTCTCCATGTCCCCGCCACTCATGGCTTAGTCCAACCTTTGTGAGATGGCCTTTTGCCTTTTGAGACCTTTCTTAGTGCCGACTCGTCTAAGCTGTTTTGTCTGCAAAATTCATTTATGTTTGTTATCTTAACCGTATCACCCGATGGTGATTTAAGCTCTATCTCAAGAAGGTTTTTTATGTAGCCGCCACTAGATGCTTTTCTGTAGATGATGTTTTCGACCGATTTTATTATTATGCAGGTTTCTGGCGAGTAGATTCGATTACCTTTGACTTTGATATCTTTGTCAACATGATATGACTGATCGTCAATTGGGCGATTTTTGTAATACCACTCTGCATAATTCTGGAAATTAAGCCATTCATCGCATACAGTGCAGTCTTTATACCAGCGGTGACACTCGTCCTTTGGGTTATAGCATCGAGAAAGCATTGCCCTCCAAGCTCCATAGGCTTTTGTCTTACTCCTGTAAATTCCAGCCCCAATGCACCCAACTCCATGGACGCTTTTGGCGAGCCTATCTTTTATTTCATCTCTAAGTATAGACTGACGTGTTGTTTGTAAAATATTGCCTGTCTCTGTGAATTTAATTATTACATCAGTATTAGAGAATATTGATAATATAATCGCTTTACCATCTTTTAGGCTTAATATGTCGCCAGTATTCATAATTTCTCTTTATCGCCCTATGTGTTAAAATAATAATTAAACTTATGTTAGCAGACATGATTTACTTTTGCTACAACTAACGGACAACTAACGGATAACTATCATGGCTAAAAAAACAGAGTATTCACTAGAAGACTTTTATTCAAAAACAAAGCAAGAAACAGGCGCAAAAATGCCGCTTAAAATTAGCGACCAAGACACTGGACACTATTTTTTAATTAAAGGGTTGTCATCAAGAAGTATCGCGCAAGAAAAACTGGATTGGCAGGTCGCGTATGCAAGAGTTTTGGAGCAATCAGAAAATATTGATGACAAGGTAGAGCGAAATATTTTTATTGCTAGCGAAAAGCAAAAATTAAACGACAATCTTGCTTGTTTGCTTGTTGATGGATGGTCTTTTTCTCAAGATTGTACAGATAAAGAAAAAGCTAATCTTTTTGATGAGAACGAAGACTTATCCGAAATGGTGATACAGTTCGCCGCTGATTCGGACTCATACCTAGCAAAAAAGTAGAGGCGCTGCTTGATTATGCCGAAGCTACTTACTCAGGGATGAGAAAAAGCAAGCATGGCGGCACAGAGAGCGATCACGAGAAAGCTTTGCGTGAAATGGGTGCAGATATACCAGAAAAGAAAACTACTCTTCCAGAGGCCGTTATTTATCTATGGGAGATACACCAAGACTTGAGCATCCCTACTGCTGATGGGCTATCGATAGATTCGATTATCAATTACACAAAGCATATCGGCTTGAATTTAGGTAGAATGGAGATTAGAGCAGTAATCATGCTTGATATGATATTCAGAAGGTATATTCATGGCAACAGCTAAACTCCAAGCAGTAGTTACTACAAAAGGCGTAAATAAAGCGAATGGCGAATTAAATAAATTCACCAAAGCCTCTAAGTCTGCTGAAAAAGGTAATAAAAATTTAGCATCAAGCTTTAAGGGGTTGATTGCGCCTATTGCTGCCCTCGTTTCTGTTAGCGCGGGACTTTCAAAGTTAGTTAGCATCACTCGTCAATTTGATGTACTTAACGCCCAGTTAATAACATCCGCCGGCAGCGCTGAAAACGCAGCGCTTGCTTTTGGCGAGATAGAGAAATTTGCCTCAAGAACTCCTTTTCAGCTAGAACAATCAGTAACTGCTTTTACAAAGCTTGTAAATCTTGGGTTAACGCCTAGCGAGAGGGCGTTAACGTCTTACGGCGACACTGCCTCAGCAATGGGTAAAGATTTAAACCAGTTAATCGAGGCAGTTGCTGATGCTGCAACGGGCGAGTTTGAGCGTTTAAAAGAGTTTGGCATTAAAGCTAGGTCAGAGGGTGATAATGTCGCCTTTACCTTTAGAGGCGTTACCACCACTGTAAGAAAGAATTCTGCTGAAATAGAAGAATATTTAACGGCTCTTGGTGAAAATAATTTCTCTGGCGCAATGACTGAGCGAATGAACACGCTCGATGGTGCAATCTCAAACCTTGGCGACCAATGGGATTCTCTTTTTAGGACAATAAGCAGTCAGGGTACTGGCGACCTGATAGAGTCTGCCGTAAGAACCGCAACTGACGCTATCGCAACACTAGAGGATAATTTAGCGTCGGGAAGAATAGAAGCTTACTTAACTGCAAACGCTTCTCGTTTTGATTCTTGGGCTGGCGATGTCGCCTATACCTTAAGTGTTGTTGATGGCTTGTATTCTGATTTTGCAATGGGAATAGGCTCAGATTCGGATGACTTAACTGAGTCTGTTATTGGTGCTTTTTCAAATATGCCTGAAAATATACGCGCATTCATACAAATAATGAGCGTTGAGCTTGCGACTTTCGTAGAGAAAACCTCTGCTTACGGAACAGAAATACTTGAGAATATTAAATTCTGGGAAGATGAGTCTTTTGATCTTGAATCCAGATTAAAGATTCTTGATGATGTCAGGCTTGATAGCATATCTACAATATTGCAAGAACGTGATGCCGGTATTACTTCTTTTCAAGCTCAGGTAAAAGAGGCTGATAATCTACTTGTAAAATACAAAGAGCTGCAAAGCGGAAAACCTGCGGTTGATTTAGCGCAATTTGCCGTACTGCCAGAAGCTGCTAACGATCCTAGTGGAGATGCAAAACTTCAAAAGCAAAAAGAGGCAGCTCAGAAGCAGCTAGAGCAATTCATACAGCTAAACAACACAGAGCTAGAAGAGGTTGACCGTGTTGAGAGTGAGCGACTAGAAAAACTACGCGGATATAAAGATGAAAAGCTAATCATAGACTCCGAATACCAGCTTGCTAAAAAAGAAATTGAGCTTGCAGCAGAAATGGAGCGTGAAGAATTAAGACAGGCTAATTTTGAAAAGCAAAAAGCTCGTTATGAAGAAGAAAATGCTTTAGCTATTCAGCTAGGGAAGACTTTTTCTAGGGATGTTTCTGGCGGTCTTGTTGATGCCGCGCTTGCAGGGGAGAGTATGTCCGATGTGCTTCTGACAGGTATTCGTGATGTTGCTGCTGGCGTGATAAAGGCTAGCTTAGAGACATTTATTCAGCAAAAAATTGTTGATAAGCTGATGACTAGCTTTTTTGTTGCCTCTAAGGTTGCAGAGACTAGCGCAACGACCGCTCAAGCAGCACAAAATGCTTTTGCCGCCACTGCTGCAATACCTATTGTTGGGCCAGCACTCGCTCCCGCCGCTGCTGCAACCGCTGGAGCTACCGCTGCGAGTCTTGGGGCTGCTGTTGTTTCTGCTGCTTCTGCCCGTGAGCAAGGCGGTATGCTTGCAAGCGGACAAACGTCTACAGTAGCAGAGCGTGGTCTTGAGATACTTACGCCTGCTAATGCTAGCCGAGTTCGTACAGCTAACGACATGAAAAACATAATGGGCGAGAGTAATTCAGCCCCTAATGTTAATATCGTGGTGATTGATCAGTCGGAAGGGACTAAAGAATTTGACCAAAGTACCGATGACGAGGGTCGCATTGTTCTGCTTATTAGAAATACAGTGTCAGGTGATCTTTCGCAGTCTAACAGCCAAATATCTAAATCATTGGGCGGCAACACTACCGCACAGAGGAGGCGTGCATAATGGGCGACAAGTGGTTCCCTGCTGGCATTAAACCGCTAGTAAATAAGACATACTCATTAAGCCGTGGTACGAACGTGTTGCAGTCAAAGGTTGATGGCGGTATGCCACGGTTTAATCTTGACCGCACACTTGAGCCTGTACCGTTTACGCTTAACTTTGTGATGAGCGAAATGCAATATGGTGTATTTTTAAGCTTCTATGATGGCGCTATAAATCATGGTGGTGACTCATTTAAGATGAATCTCGATAGCGGAACAGGGGTTGCAGAGCACCAAGTTAATATAGTGCCAAACACGCTAAAAACATCCAAGCCTACTGGGTGTAATTGGTACGTTGGGTTCACTGCGTTGGCCGAGGTTACGCCGTCCCAGTTAGAAGCTTGTGACGCACTATATAATCTTTACGAGTGCTACGGAGATGGAAGCGCGGCATTACTGCAATCCTTTGAGGATTTTTTGATGGGGTTGCCAAATGTCTGAGGTTGAAGCGTATAAGCGCAAATTAGCCTCTAATCCAGAGGGTGTTAGGTATTACCGGACGGTCTCCCTGTCGCACTCGCAAATGTCAAAAACCTATAACTTAGTAATGGATTCGGTCGAGCTTGTTGCTGATGACGAAAGCGGGGTTTCCATAACTTACTCCCCTGCGGCAATGCTTGAGTCAGGCAGTATGCAAACCAACGACCTTGATCAGACGGCATCATACACAATATCAGACGTTTTTAACGTCCTTGATGGCGAGCTTGACCTGATTGATATTGATACAATTGAGCCTATTGTTGTTACGTTTAGAGGTTATCACAGCGAATACCTAAGCAAGCCCGTGCAAGTGTACACATATAACGCAAATTCAGTAGCACAAGCAAAAGGTTCTTTTACGATTAAGACAGGTGTCCCAGATTTAAACTCGGATCAGACGGGGGAGATATACAACCTTGATGACTTCCCTATGATGAGGTCGTTGTTTTGATTAAGTATATCGGTTTGCCTTATTCTTTTTCCCGCTTTAACTGCTGGGATTTTGTTGTTATGGCAAGAAAAGATAACGGTTTGAGGTGTGATGTGTTTCGACCTAAAAAGCTACGTGAAGCATTTAAGCTGATAATGGATCACTTGCATGGAGATCATGCAGGGCTTGATCAGGTAGATTCACTGCAAAACTACGATATAATTATGTGCGAGAAGGAGTTTGGTAGGGATAGTACGTTTCATTGCGGCATATTTTACAATGGTCTTGTCTATCACTGCGACAGGGCAAAGGGTCAGGTAACTTACGATAATCTGGATGATTTTTCAAAACCATACAAGAGCGTAACATTTTGGCGGTAATAAGGTTTTATAAAAAGTTCGATTCTAAAATGATTCCTGAAGTCATTAACTATGACGGCACGGTTATCGGTTGGGTTCTTGAAAATATAAAAGATGGGCAAAACTTTAAGGTTTACGCTGGCGACCTTTGTGAAGATAATGAGATAAGCCGAGATATATCTAAAATGCAGGATGCCGATAATGTCAGCGTAATTTTAATGTCTGGCGACCCGATAACTATAATTATATCGGCTGTAGTGGCTTTCGCTGCAATCTTACTGTTAGCCCCAGATATCCCGAATGTTAAAGGCGATAACGGAAGGCAAAGCCCAAACAACAGCCTAACCGACCGAAGAAATAAGCCTAGACCGAACCAAAGAATACCTGATATTTGCGGCAAAGTTAAATCTATACCGGATGTAATAGCGTCAGAATATTCTCGTTATGTTAATAATAAAGAAGAGCGTTACGGATATTACTGTATTGCTAGAGGTCAAGTGCAGGTTGAAGAGATAAAGGATGGCGATACACTTATATCGCAGATAGATGGCGCATCGGCTGGAGTTTACTACCCAAATAAATCGCCTAACAATGCCTCTCCAGACATCCAAATTGGCGAACCAATAAATCAAATTGTTTACGGTGTTTACCAATCTGGCGAGGCTATTGGTCAGACGATTCTAGCGCCCAATGAAGAAGACTACACGATTCTTGGCGAGTTTAATAACACGAGTGTTAAATGCCAAAAGGCTATGATAAATGTTTATTCTCCAAATGGCATATATACCCAAAGTGAAGGCAGTAGAACATCAAAATCAGTAAATTATCGAATAACTGTTATAAAGTTAGATGAAGACAAAAATCCGGTTGGCTCACAATACATTATAGATGAAACTATAAGCGGTAATAACTCAAATGAAAAAGGCAAAACTACGGAAGTTGATTTCGGTGGAGAATTCTTTTTCAGGGTCTCGGTGCAGCGTACAAGTAATGCTGATTTTTCTGGGCAATCTGCTGATGAAATTAAGTTAAAAGATATTTTTGGGCTGTACGAGGTGGATAATGAGTATTTCGGTAACACCACAACCATACAAACAAAGCGAATAGCTAACGCTCAGAACGCCGCAATTAGAAACCCAGAAATAAACTGTATCGCTACCGAAATGGTTTATAAATACCTTGGCAATGGCGTTTTTGATAACGTATTAACACCAAACACTCAAGCTATGCAGTCGCTTATTAGGTTAGCTCTTGATCCGTATGTGGGTCGTCGTGATGCTAGCGAGCTAGATGCTGACAACCTAATATCTAATCAATCTTTAGTTGAATCGTATTTTGAGTCAGAAGAAGGAGGCCAGTTTTCTTATACTTTTGATGATGAAAACACTTCCGCGCAAGAAACATTTTACACCATAGCTAGCGCTGCATTTTGCCAAATATGGCGAGAGGGTCGAGTTTTGACTTCTTACTTTGAGCGCCCTCAGTCAATACCTGCTATGGTTTTTACTCATAGATCAAAAGCTCCGAATAGTGAGACATGGAGCAGAGAGACGGCGCAGGGCAAGCGAAAGGATTCGGTAGAGTTAACCTATACGGATGAAGATACATACAAAAAAGAGGTTTTGTATTTTCCAGAAGATAGGTCAGGTAGAAACCCAAAAAAGATAGATGCCAAAGGTGTTAAAGGTAAGGCGCAAGCAACTTGGCGACTGATGCGCGAATACAACAAGCTTGTTTACAGTAAAGAGTCGGTCGAGTTTACTGCCACACTAGAGGGTTCTTTAGTTAAGCCTATGCAATTGATCAGCGTGGTAAAAGGAACGCGCGTAGGCTCTTATGATGGCGAGATACTCAATGTTGACGGGCTTACTCTTGAGCTTTCGCAAGACATAGAGTTTACGCCTGACGATGATCATTTTATTTTACTTAAAAAGCGCGACGGCACCCTAGAGTCAATACCGGCCATAGATATTGGCGAAAGCAGAAAAATTCAAATAGAATATGCGCCTCAAGAAGCAATTTATACTGGCAATAGCGAACTAAAAACAGAGTTCAGCTTTGGTAACGAGGCCAGATTAAGCGGCCAGCTTGTTATCCCGCTGGAAATAGATGCGAGTGACGGCAAGTATGCTAAAATAAGCGCAATAAACTACAGTGATAGATACTATGATGGCGACCCTATAAAAGTAAATAAGGGTGACTTTAATAACGATTTCAACGACGATTTTGGTGGATAAAAATGGCTTGCTCAGATCAAATTAGCTCTACGGATTTAGAGAACGCAAAGATTGACGCTACAACCTTGGCAGAGATAGCAACATCAAGAGATGGCGGGATTTCTGGGGGCGCATTAATTGATGAGGCGACAACTAGGTTTTCAGATACTATTTCTACTGTTCGAGGGCAATTAGCAAAACTGGGATACGAAGTACCTATTGCTTACACCACCGGCATATCTTTTACCATTGATGATGGTGCAAAAACAGTAGAAGAAAGCGGAATAGTTTATGCTCCTTTAATAGGGTCGCTGCCTTTCACGACCAGCGGAACATTTATTGGTGATGATGACGCTAGATTTAGGGTTGTATCTCAGGATAATATTAAGCCGCTAGTTGACCAAAACACGGAAGATATTGCTACAAACACGGAAGATATTGCTACAAATACGGAAGATATTTTAGCGTTATCGCCGACCGACCCCGTAACAGGGTCTGCAACCTTCACCAATTCAACAAATAATATCGCTTTAACAGGTATAGGCGCTATTGATGGACTTGAAATTGGGGATGTAATACAGATAACCGGCACAGCAAGCAATAACACAGAGTTTACCGTGGAGGTCATTACAGATAATGACAATGTTATTGTTAATCAGGGTCATGCAGGACGCACGACAACAAAAGCACTAACAAATGAAACCGCTTCATGCACTGCAACCCTTATAGCAAAATGGTATGAAGTTGGAATAGGTGTAGGGCAGGGGTGGGTTCCCGCAACAAGGTCTGGCGGAGTAACTTATACAAATTCAACAGGTAGGTCTATAACGGTAAATATTATTGTTTCTACATCATCTTCGGTAAGTAGAAGCGTAATACTTAATGTTGACGGTATTGAAGTTGCCTCTTCGGGTGAGGGCACAGCTTTAAGTGATAGGTCTAGGTTTGTAACGGCAATAATCCCAAACGGTTCGACTTATGATATAGTCTTGTCTTCTGCTACGATAAGGTTTTGGAGGGAATTACGCTGAAATATAAAGATGAAAATGATAGGCTTTTTGACAAGCCTAGCTATAGGATTATAGAAAAATATAATCTTGTTAAAATAACAGAAGAAGAATTTAACGAGCAGCTTGCTATTAATAATTCTCCTCATACTATATCGCCAGATGAATATAAGGCATTGATTGATGTTGCTGCTGGCAATGCTAGGGCTGCATTTATTGCTAATGGTGACTTGGTTGAACAAGAGTACACGCTAGCAGAGCAAGAGGTGGTTGCATGGCGTGACGCTGGCAGCCCTGCTAATGACGTACCGAAATCAATAAGCGCATGGGCTACCGCTACAGGCATGACAGACGAGCAAGCGGCGCAAGGCATAGAAACGGCGGCTCAATCGCTAAAGGGCGTATTGTTAAGCATTCGCGCTATACGACTGGCCGGTAAAGCGGCTATTGATAACGCTAACGATAATTTTGAATCGGTCGCTCAACCCTTTATTGATCAGCTAAATCAAATTAGACCGTGAAAGCCGCAATATATGAGACAGATTATAGCTCGCTGTTTAGCATAATCTGCTCTCTTGTGACAATGAGCGGTTATAGCCACGCTGCAATCATTAACCGTGGCGTGGTTTACGATACTACTTTCTTGCGCGGATGCTTAAATATAGCTGACAAGGTGAAAGATAGCCGTAAGGTTGTTGTTATTGATATTGGCGGCGATTGTAACCAATGGCTAGAAGATAACTTTTACGCACCTTACGATACAAAAGGCTTGCTATTGTGGCCGCTGGGTATAGAAAACGACAAAAAAATGTACTGCTTTGAGGTTGTCACTCGCTCACTAAAAAGCATTGGAATTGATCTTAACCTTGGCAATCGAAAAAGCGGCGGTAAAATAATCGACGCTCTTTTGAATGCAGGCTACAAAGCAGAGATAATGACAGGAAAGAAATTTAACGAGTTATACAAAAGCAACTGACAGCCAGTTAATATTACTTTCTTGTTTTTCTTCTGGCTCATCCATTTGGCATATGTTTTTAACCGATACGACCATATGCCTGTCGTTTGTGACTATAACGCCTTTTTGTTTTAGCCTACCTATGGCGCTGCACACTGTCCCACGGCTCACTCCCATTACCTTGGCTACTTTATTTTGTGTCGGCCACACCTTGCTTTCTTTGTGAAGCTTGATAAAAGTTCCGGCAACTAACTGTTCATTTTTATTAAAGCTCATAAATAATACTCCTTAACTCTCGTATAGCCTCCAAATCGCGTTTTTACGCGTTTCCAGCGATCTTTAAATTCGAACTGCATTGACCTTAGCTCACTCATTCTTTTCGGCAGATCAAGAATACCGAGCTTCTCTCGTGCATCTAAGCTTGTTATCTTCTTTCCGCTTTCCAAATATCGTTTTACCTGTAGTTTTTGACTCATTTCATTACCTGCTCGTTGTTGTCAGTAAATCGTCTAGTTCCGTACTTATCCACAGCCCACTTTCGAGGTATGCCGCCAATATCCAGAACGAATCCAAACCCTTTCATGATCCTAGTGTCCGGCTTATGATGCTCACATCCATTGATATATCCCCTAGGCGAATCAATACAAACCGTACCACATTTGTCACACTTAAAATTACTCATTCGATTAACTCCCTAGCCCAAAACCATGCGGTGTTACCTGCGTCATCTTCAGCAAGATATGCTCTAAATTCCTGGCTTCCGTTGTTGTCGTGAGAAATAACAGTGACTTTTTTACCGGCCATGCCTTTAACTAATTTTTTATGCGGCAATACGTCTAAACAGTAATCAGCGCAGTCGTTATGGACCGTGTAAGTGCTCCCTATAGTGATCATTTGCCACCCCCATAAGTACTGTAAAACTCTTCATCACTAACGCTACAGCCTAGTAAGTACTCTTCTAGCGTTATTCCGTATTGGTCAAGTGTGCTTTTCAACTCTTCGTTCATTGCTTGCTCCATGATCTAGTAATTTTATGGCTTTTTTTAAACATTCTGAGCAGATGTTTATCGTGCTGCTTTCCCAGTCTGGTGGCTCACCGATCTGTACCGTTGGCACTGATTTCATGCACTCAATGCAAAAGTAGTCATCTTCTATCTGCATCATTTCGCCCACCCTCTATCAAGTAATCGTTGTCTAACTGTTGGAAGTTCGCCTTCAATCGAATAAGTTGAGCAATTTCTCACATTCTGCTTTGCCCAATTCGATTCGTTTTTCTTATGACCCGTATCGTGAGTCACCCGCCACAATCACCTTAACAGAATGTTATAAAATTTTATCAAAGAGATAATCCCCAAATCGAAAACCCCCCGCTAAAATCAATACATAGCTGCGTTGCCTTTATTTATTGAGGAACGGCTAGGCTTGCAGTGCCAGTGTTATATTCGCCACCGCTGGCTGGGCTGTTGTTTACTTCTTGCACCATGATCTATCAAGTGGATTCTCATTAAACATATCAGGATCGTTAAAAAGCTTTCTCATATCTGACCTAAATTCAATATAATTAGGTTTTGTTGTTTTTTGCTTTTTGTCGATATTCACCATAGCTTCTTTTAGGATTGAGCCGATTCCTTTAAGTGATTTCATGTTAATTGCCTGCGAACGGTTTGTATGTTGGCTCTTGTTGAGCTGGACTATAGTTGATTTCTTCGTATCTCATGGTTGAAAAGTCAGATTTAAAAAAGTGATCTTTTATTTCGCCGTCCCTGCTTTTCCGCATAGTAAGCTCTGTTATTCCTTTGTCTGGCGAATCTTCGTTGTAATATTCATCACGGTAAAGGAATGTGATTATGTCAGCGTCCTGTTCAATCTGTCCCGTAGACCTTAAGTCAGACATTAACGGTCGCTTGTTTGGCCGCTTCTCAACCTCGCGACTAAGTTGTGCAAGCGCAATTATTGGGCATCCAGTATCTTTTGCCATAGCCTTTAGACCTCGACTAACTGAGCTTGTAACTTCAAAGTCGCCCTTGGCGTTTTTGCACGTCATCAATTGCAGGTAATCAACAACAATTAAATCCACCTTTCTTTTTCGGTTAAATTTTCTGGCTATGGCTTTTGCGTGCGATATGTCAATCCCAGATATATCAATAATGTTCAAGCTGTAATTTTTTATCGCAGATATTCCGGCGGTTAAGCTAGACCAATTTTCATCCGTAAGGCGTGCAGACTTAATGATCTTTGAATCTACGCCGCTGCACGATGTTATAACTCTATCAGTTAGCGACTCTTTTGATGACTCTGCGCTGAAGTAAAGAACGTTACCGCCAGTCTTTGCTACGTTTTGGCATACAGCCAAGCTAAAGGCCGTTTTCCCCATTGACGGTCTAGCGCCTATCACCCAGTAATCAGCAGGCTTTAATCCCATCAGCGTATCATCTAAAGAGTCAAACCCAGTACGAAGACCATCAAACCCTCCACCAGACTTGCAGCGTGAATCAAGATTCATCATTTGACCTTTGACGATATCCTTAAATTCCTTGTATCCTTCGACCTGAATATCTGTGCTTTCTAGTATCGCGCTAACACTCGTAACCGCATCTTGGTAGCTGTCAGCCATATCAAGATTAACAAGCGCGTCTCGAAGCTTGCAGCCTAACCCTCTTAAATTAGATTTATCCTTGAGAACCCTTGCGTATGACAAGGCATTTGCAGAGGTTGCCATTCCGCTGAATAGATCAGAAAGGAACGACATACCGCCTACTTGCTCTAAAACGCCCTTGCTAGACAGTTTTTCAGCTAGGCTAATAATATCTATGTCTTTTGGATCTAAAGCCGTTAGCGTGTTAAAAATCAAGCCGTATGATATGTCCGTAAAGTCTGACGGCTGCAATATCTCAATGATGTCATCAATTAGCTTAGGCTTCACCAAAATTGAAGTGATCACCGCCCTTTCTGCTTCTAAGTTAATCATGAGCTAAATTTCTCCACCATCTTTATAAAATTATCTTTTTTAATTAGCCATCCAATATCAGCCTTCCATTGCCGATCATTTTCTCCCATGTGAAATGCGCTTTGCTTAACGCTTTTAAAATACCAACCCCAGAACTCACCCTTCCTGAACTCCTCGTTTTGTCTCCATCTGGCAGTTAAATCCTTTTCTCGCTTCGATCCTTTCCATAGCGTTTTATTAACTGATTGCAGTTCAGGTAATGTTTGATGATAAAGATCAATTATTTTTTCATGTGGACAAGGAGGAATCTTTGATTCCTGACTAGTATCTTTTATCTTATCTACTCTACTCTTATCTAGTCCGCTTTCTGTCACGCTTTTTTTGTGACATTCTTCGGATGAAGTGCGTGACTTTCGCTTTCTTTCTGCATCTTTTGCTCGTTTTTTGGCCGATTCACCAAGATGTCTATCAAAATTAGGTATAGAGTTTTCATCAAGCCATCCGACTGTCTTCATTGCATCCGCAAAACCTTGTGACATTGTTAGCCTATCAATTAGGACAGGTGTCACACTTTTTATGTGACCATCTGAGGAGTTGCTATCAACCCAACACCATACTCGAATCAATTTACCGAGAACTGCATCAGGGTCAATAGATAGCATTTCTGCCATTTCAAATATTTCTGGTTTGTCTGGTGTGTTTTTTTCTAG